AAATTCTCTAAGACGGAGGCTTCCCAGTCTCCGTTAGCGAGGCCTTTTGAGCCTGCCTCGTTCGGTATGTAGTCCCAAGAGGAACTAACACGCCTAACGAGTTTTGTCGTCCTGCCTTTCTTTCGAAAGGCAATCCGACCGTCTCTAATGTATCCTCCCAGAAACGAAGTTAGCAGTCCGTTAATATTGTAATTAAACGGATTCTGATCTTCATTTCGTCGAGTACGTTTGATTTGCTTGTCAACATAAGAGTAGTTATTTCTTATGCCGCCAAGTTCTTCGCGGTCTGGCTGCGGCAGCTTGAAATCCTCTGGAACATTTTGCAACGCCCAATACTTCAGGCATTGCAAGTCCTTGTTCCAGCGAATTCCTTCGCTGTGTTTAGCCACCATGAGAGGCACCTTTATACCTTCAGCATCGCCGTCACAATATGGAATAGGAAGGTATTTCACCTTCTGCCATAGTGCGCCGATGAGGCTTGGTATAGGGCGTCTCGTCATAGCTGACCACCGTACAAGGCGATTAATTGCCGAGTATACATCTGGTTGAGATTTAAGTGTACGAAGATACACACCACGGACGTTATGCCCACGGTAGTAATCCTCACCACACGACTCACGAAAGTGTCCACTGTTAAAGGATTTATCCTTATTAACGATGAACCCCAGTAAATTAAGTATGTGCACAGTGAATTCATAGCAGTCCTTACGGACTATTATGTCATCACCAAACACTGCAAAATTCCTGGCAAATCCATCGCGACCATCCTTCAGGGGAATACCCTTGAGATGGTAACAGACAGACACAACCGCAGCGAACAGATAAGTTTGTAGGGGAAAAGTGTAACCATTCCCCATACTGCTTATCATATCCAGCTTAACCTTATCACCATTTGGGAAAATGGTGTAGGGCGACCGAGCGAGCTTCAACCACGATAATAAATCGCGTGGCAGAAGTTCCTCGCACAGTCTGATGGATATACTATCTGACGCGCTAGCAAGGTCGATGGTGGCGAAATCACCACTTAACGAACCTAGTTTTGCGAGCCTTCGATTAATCAAAGGTTGAGTTGAGAGGTCTATGTTATAGACACTCTTTAATCTTCCCTCGATCAATCTCCCGATACCTTTCTGAAAAAGCATATTCAGTGTAGGCTCGGTACAGATCGTTCGCGAAATTTCAGATGTCTTAGGGACGGTACTTAAAACTGATCCTTCGACTCTGTACTCCCCATGTACCCGATGTCTGAATAATTCAGCATCATACAGGGTTGGGACGTTAAGCAAAGCGCTGCGATAAACTCGCAGAAGGTGATCTTCCGTGAAAGACAGAGGCGAGTCGAATAACTTCGAATAGAAGTTAAACGATTTTGCCCCTATATTTGCACCAGGACCCACACCAAAACAGTCGGAGATTTTCCACATGTCTAGGTGCGATTCCCTGCCATTGCCCGTGATATCATGAAGGCGAACTTGAAGTTCACCTATCACCATATCATCTAAGACGTGAGAAGCTTCTAACCTAAAGTCACGACACCTGTTATTGCACTCGATGAATTTTTCGAGTGCTCTGGTGTCAGCTTCAGGACCAGTATCGTCATATTTCTTGACAATACTGGAAAACAAACTCACGCAACGAGCCTCGTCCACCGTCATGTCTGACGTTATGAACGAGTTGGTCGGCGAAAGGTCTTCTTGAAGGTACTGCAGAAGAGCAGTTCGACTGAACATACTGTTTCCTTAGTGTGAACACAAAGAAAAGGCGGACCTACTTTTGACTCTTAATCTTTGGAAGCTTACTCAAACAGTTGCGATTGATTGCACCTGTAAGAATGCCACCATAGGTTATGATGTCATTAATAGAGAAAGACAAGGACCAAGATGCCTTACGGTATCTCATGTCCAAGTCCTCCGTACGAACAAAAAGATCTCCTTCCAGTAATGGTGAGGAGTCCTTCAGTTTGTACCACCTCCCTGTATTTCGACCAAGGTCATTTATGTAGACTTTGATCTTTTCAACCCGACGGTATCGAGCACCGAAGAGTTCATCATCGGTGTTAAGTAACGCGAGTTGGAGTTGATCAGAGACGTTCATAGTATGGCCTTTAAGGTTGAGTGATTAGACCGTCGCAAGCAAAACTAAGTAAATTAGTAGTGCTAAATCGACAGCTAGCATCACCATGGTTAAAATATGGAGTATTTCTTTGTCGTTCAATCAAAGAACGCCAGCAATCGTTGTATCCCCAAAGCCGCTTGATTGCTGCCAGAGGGATCCAATATGGGCACTTTGCAGTGCCTTTAGATTGGCAGGATCGGCCGTGTCACATCCCGCAGGAACTTCGACAATAGTCGTCATTCTCGAGATGTAGTACGGCTGGCCTGCTAAGACGGTTACACCCTTACGGGTGATCACCTTATAGGCGTTCATCGGCACACTAGCAAGTTGACCTGTTACGGGATTGATTCGGCCCATGACTTTAAAAGTCTTAGGACGAAAACAAGTAATCGTAAAAGGGCTTGCAACAGAATGAGCAGTTACGCCCGTCTGTGTACCACCGAGAGCTGTCACAGCCACTTGCTTCGAGTTCACGTCCGGCGCCTGATCGGCGATGTGCGTGTACGTGGGAGAAGTGAAGGACGTTTCCGGCGCTCCAGTAATTGGAGACGTTAAGGACCAAGTCATCGGTCTATTTACCTAGTTGAGTTAATAAAAGGGTTTGAGAGACTTCTGTCTGCTTGCTAATGAAGTCATATTAAGCAAGCGCCGAATCGCATTAGCCCCAAAAGGGTTTTCTAACTGAAACTTTGGCAAAGCCAGATTTCCAGGTTGAATTGCGGTCCGGTCGACAGTAGTTGTTTTGATAATCCAGCCACCGCCTCCGTTCTCACCTTCCTTACACCCGCGAAAACTGCTACTGGAACTCATTGCAGCTCGATCTAGTCGTGTATGAAATTCATTCACAGTACTAGTCCGAACTGTTTTGTTTATCCCAATAACATTGCTGGTGGGCGTTGCAAACGCCTCAAGGACGTCGCCTACGTTTGAAAAGTAGTCGACAAGGAACGACCAAGGGATTAACTCCCATGCGGTTGGAATAAACTCAGCGAGAGTAAACCCGCTAAGCTCTGCCAACCGACCGGCCGAGCCTGTGTTAACGGCTGTCGTGTAGTCTAGGTATGCAATGTAACGAACCGATTTGGTTCCGACCGAGCGTCTACTCCCTATAAGAGGAGTGAACCCTAGATCAGGACCATTTTGATAAGTTGCAGTTGCATATACGGCTGCAGCTTGAGACTCACCCTTTCCAATAGCTCTGGACTTACGGTGTATTAAACCGTCAGCCTCGGCCTTGAATCGGGCAATTGTATTGGCAGCACTCCCAATATCAGATAATAAGGGAGTCCAACCAAAACTAAACTCAAGCCAAGTATCTGCTAGGACCTTCTTCCTCTTATTCCTTCCGGAATCAGAGAAAGGAATCCCTCGCGAGCGTTTCTTCAAGGCATCGAGATAACTTTCGAGGCCCTGTCGAAGCGCAAGAGCAGGCTTGCGAATCATCCTAATTGATTGTCTAAGTTCACCAAGAAAAGTCAAACCAGAGAAACTCTGGTGGGCTCTCCTGATGTCCTTATACACTCGCATAAGAGCGGTGTTATCTGCGGTACTAGTCGAAGGGTTCAGGACCGAATAGTCCGGAGCAACTAGGGTATCAGCCCCAGTTCCTACGCACCTATAAGTCCTTACTCCGAATTTAGGACCAAGATTAGTCCACCACATTGTTGTGGTGTCTATATCAAGGTACCTAGCCTCAATCTTTGTGCCACTAAAAGCAGTCGTAGCGAACTGAGAATTTTTAATCTTACTCCGCCATCCTGGAAGGTTAATACCAGTCTTCGTGTCGTTATACGAAGTGGTATACCGAAAAGGATAGTAGAAGGGATTAGCGATTCTCAATGGCTGGACTGAATCTGTACTCCAACCATAGTATATGGACGATTGTCCTTTCCTATAGGTTTTAGTGACTGTTGGCATCTGAGATTGATCTAGTATTGCGGTTAGATATCTACACATCCATCATGGTAGCCAAGCATAAGCGCCAGATCAATTTGATCAAGACGACTATGCAGGGTAAGCCCCCTAAGATCAGCAGCTATATACTCGAAGGAGTAAATAGATAGCTCTGTTATCTTAGAGGGCCCCCATGAACGATGTGTAGGAAGCAAACGTATGGGGAAACCCATACGTCCACAGAGGGATTGGAAGCCCTCCGTGAACATACAAGTTCACGTCTGCCTCCTACACAAGTGAACGTGTAGGACGCAAAAGCAGGCCCG